TTCCACCAATCTTCTATGGTATCAAGAATTGTATCTGTAGTAAAGTTTTCTATATTTATTGCAAGTTCATTATTTAGTGCCTTTAAGTTTTTAGAATCCCAAGGTAAATTCTGAACTTCTCCAAGTGAAACACCTTCTTTGTCTGTATAAAATATATCTTCTATACAACCACTATCTCCACCACCTTCCTAATTTATTCTAATACCAGTAACCCCCAGATCCGCTAACTGGATCAAGGTTTGTGTTAATTCTTGTTCTGTCATAATTATTTGAATTTGTAAAACCTGCCTAGGATATTACCATTTAAGAATTCATCACTCTCTAATACTCCTCTAACAAACTGAAACTTAGTCTCATAATAAGTAAGTTCCATTTTAGAGAAACATATCTTAAGCATGTATCTTCTAATTTCTATCCCGGCTTTATGTGCATCTTTCAGCACAGCATTGCTACTATAATAGTCTAGATAGGTAAGTTTCTTTTGCATAGTATATTTCTTAGCTCTCTTATCCTGCATAGAAGACAGGGCTTTCTTGCCAAATCTCTTCTTTGTTACAGAATAAAAGTTTTTCTTTCCAATATACCTTACAAGTTTACCGTTTATTATAGCCTGCATTTCATACACAAAACCTTCTGCTCCTTCTGGAATCATGGAGCTTTCAAAGTCTTGTCCTTGGTATGACCATTTACTCATAGTATTGCATTTTTTAGTAATGGCAAGAGATTGTCTCTTACTTTATCTATACCATGTACTTTAATAGCATCTGATAAATCTTTCTCAAGATCAAGAATAACATAATTAAAACCATACTTAGATTTATATTTCTCAGCAGCTTTTATACCAGCCTCATCATTATCAAACAACACACATACTTTCTGATACTTAGGACTAATGTTATTCATTATGTTCTCAGGTATCATAGTATTTTCACTGTCTGGTGCAATTGCTTCTGAATTACTAATCTTTAGTTTTTGATATGCCATTAGATCTTTAAGGGAAGATGTTATAATCAAATAAGGTTTATCAAATACTAATTGTTCTGTACCTTGTATATAATCTCTTACCTTGATAAATTTACTTTCTTTAACCTTTGGCTGATAGATTTTATAGAGTGTCCCGTCCTCCCTAAAATACCCATAGATATAATTACCCCTGATAGTTATACTTGACACAACATCATTTTCATCTGTCTTTGTCATTATATAATATTCTAATGGAACAACATTATATCTAGATAATAACCTTAAATTTACTGTGCTGTTTATAAGATCTTATTGTGTTACAACCATTAGTTAAAACATACTGGTTATAATCTTCAATTATCTTATAACTTGCGGAACCTCTAGTAGGTAGATTAAATAAACTTTGGACAAGGCTTATTGCATCACCACCAATACCTGAAGAAAAATCTTTAAACTTATAGATATTATTTCTGTCAATATAAATACACATAGAAGGTGTCTTCTCTCGTGTATTAAACACTGACTTCATTTTAATATCTTGGCCTGTAAGTTTTTCTGTAAGGTTTAGATAGTGTTCAAATGCCCATTCTCTTGGAACATCAGCTAAATCACATATTAAGTTTTTTGTAGAAATCATAGCAACCCAATTTAGTACATAAGGGGAGCTAGACTAACTCCCCATTATGTAGGAGTTGTTAATCTAGATTAAAGTCAGAAGATGTTTTTCCAGGTGTTGGAAAGTCATCATCATCATCACCAAAATTATCTACTGGTTTTACCTCAAGTTTCTTAAGGTGCTTACCTTCATCATACTTAAGAATTCTATCAGAACCTTCTTCACCATAAGCATACTTATTGTTTTCAGCTTTTGGCAACCACATGTCATATGCAGTATAACCAGACTTGTTCTCATATTCTTTACCAGCAACACAGAAATCTAGATACTTATCTTTAAGTGGAGCATTGTCACTGAAGTTCTTTACAAACTCCTCAATGCTGTTAAATTTATTATCTTGTTCTTCAAACCATTTCATTATACCAGTTGCTTTAGACAAGTTAGCCAAGAACATCATCAAAGATCTATCTCTTTGAATTTTAATCCCAGACTTTGTTTGTCCATCTGCAAATGCATACTGACTAGCTTTTACTCTACCAATTTGACCCTTGTACTTTCCTTTGCTTTCATCATCTTTATCAATTAGAAAACCTTCAAATCCATCAATTGGTTCTGTCTCAACATTTAACATCAAGTGTTTAGCACCATCAATAAATTGAAAGTCCTCTAACACAATACTGTTAATTCTTAATGTGTGGTTACCTGGTGCAATAGTCTTTGCCATTCCACTACCACCTTCACTTACTAGATCTTTTGTACTTAATCCCATTTTTGTTATTATTTATTATTTATATACTTTTTCCCAGTGAGTCATTAGCTCACCATTTACCATTTCAGAAATTACTATCTCTTCATTTCTTAAGTGCTCAGGTCTTGCACCACAAGTCACTTCTTCATTAGTCTTAAAGCTTAGAATAGTTTGTTCACCTTTTCTAAACATATAACCAATAGCATCTGCATTTGCACAAATTAAAGATTTTATTTTACCTGTCAAATCAATGTTTGCAGACATAACCATCTCACCTTTATCATCTACCTGCTTGTCCTTAATGTGACCAGATAAAATAATTTGGGGTGCTAATGTATCAATAAAATCTAAAACTTGAAAGAATGCTTGCCTAACATATAAGTAACCTGCACCATTTGGTAAAGTAAGTATACTGTCTCCAGAATAGTTCTTACCCATTGGTGTTTGTTTATATAGGTTAATTGCAAGCGGCATAACCATATCTTCCAAAGCTGTCACAGTATCAATTGTAACATACTTGTACGGATAGTTAGCTTCTTTAATTGCTTTACCAATCTCTTTGAGCTCTTGTAGATTATTTGCTTTTACTTTAATGGCTTCAACATAGTCTGCACCATTTTCTAAGTCAATAATCAAATTACCCTCAAGACCAGCAAATGCACTTGTCTTACCAGTTTTAGGCTTAGAGTAGATAATTAATCTTTTAGGATTAACTCTATCAGCTTTTACTTTTTTAGTTGGAAGTACTATACCCATGTTATTTGTTTTTAAATGCTACTGCAAGTTTCTGAAATCCAGCTGCAATCTCTAATAAAATAGCAGATACATCACCTGAACTTTCTACATCTTTCAGTTTGGGAACAAACTCCTCTTCAAAGTCTGGAAAAACACTTAACTTCTTCTGCTCTACAGGTTCAGTAGTTCTGTTCTTCTCATACTCATTGTAAGGAATTTCTTCAGAACCCTTGTTTACACATACCAACTCTGAAGTAGGTATAATATAAGCAGTGTATTCATCTCCTCTTGAATTTGTAGAAACTTTAATTTCATACTCTTCTTTAAAATAAGGATTGTATCTACATTTAAATAGTGGTCTTTCCCAATACATTGGGGTCATATCTGTTTCCATGCCTTTAGCATCTCTAACAATATCTACCAATTCTACATAAATATCAGAACCCTTATTTAGTTCATTTTCAAATAACTGGATCTGTCTTCCAAATTTACCTTTGCTATAAAAAGCAGTTTTTGCAATAAATTGGTAACTAGAACTCAGTTTGTCTAGATAACCAGAGTGATGTTCCATCAACTCTCTTTCTTTGTCTCTTCTGTTATACATATTTTTAAAATTAATGTGCAGATACTGGTGGTGGATCAGTCTCAATAATCCTCATAACATCTCTATCCAATTTGAAAAAGGTCATACCCATAAAACCATTTCTTGATTTTAGTATGTGAAATACTAAAAGATCTGGGTCATTGATAATATACTTTTCTGGACCATAGAATTTAATTCTTCTGTTAAAAGGACGATTAATTCCTAACACAACATCTGCATGTTGTAATAAAGCATCAGAACCATATAAATCAGAATCTAGAATATAATTCCCATATGTACCATCTTTTGCTCTTTCTATAGTTTCAACATTTCTGTTTAACTGACTAAGAACTAAGAAAGCCACTGGAAACTTCTTCTTCATTTCTGTAAGGGCTTCACCAAAAGCATTCAACATCTCAAACTTATCTTTATACTTTCCACCAAGTTTAAATAAAGCTGAGTGATCCACAGTAACTAAAGTATTTACAAAACCATCTTCTGTTTTAAATTGCTCCATATAAGAATGAATAGTAGCACACATCTCTTCCACTGTACATGGATCATACACAACATCTACTATATCATAACTTTCTGTGCTTTCATAAAACTGAACACACTTTTGATATACACCTTTGTCTACAGGCATATCCTTACTCATCAGAGTATTGTAATCAGAACCAACATTCATAGACAATTTTCTAATACCATTTGTCTCATCTAGCATCTCAAACTGAAACTTTAATATTCTGAACTTTTGGTCAGGATTCATCTTGATGACATCATTAACCAATTGTTCCATAAATAAAGTCTTACCTGTTCCTGGTCTTGCACCAACAACTGTAATAGTTCTCCATTCTAGACCATCACAAAAAGCATTATTAAAATTCACCCAAGCTGTCTTCAATGACTTTAATTCACCATTGCGTCTAGCTTTCATTTTATAGAGTGCTTTTCTTAAAGCGTCTCTTTCACTTACAGGCTTTAGGGGCCTAGCATTATTATACATATTCTATAGATTAATCTTCTGGGGTACCTTCTACTGAAGGTTGAATTCTTTCATATAGATAGTGAGACAAAGTAATTATACCTTCTATGGCTATATACTGTAAAATGCTCACTTCTACAATGTAGTTGTTAATTATTAGATACAAACACACACTCCCAATAATCCCAATAAATAACTTCTTTAAATTTATGTGTATCAAAATAGTCTTTCTTTAATAAATATTATTTCATCATCTGGTTTATTTAAAATCATTTCACAATAATCAGCCAAGTCTGAGTCCCAAGTTTTGTCACTGTTTTGCTTTCTAATAAAATATTGAGATGTTCTCATGTACTGATAGTTAATCTCTCTGTATTCCAAAACATATTTCTTTGCTGCTAACAAAACTGTTTCCCAATCATATTTATAATTTTCAAAGAACCATCTAAATGCATTCTCTAAGTTTTTAGAGTTAGATCTTGCATACTTACCACTGGCAAGTTTAATACTTGGAAATGTTTCTGAATACTTCTTTACACAGTCTTCAAAATTATCTCCTAATAAAAGTTTAGATGTTTTCTTTTTTGACTTCTTAAAAAATCCGTCAATCTCAGTAGTAAAGATAACACTTTTACTTGTTAATGTCAAATCTTCATTTAACCATCCATCAGAAATTAATCTCTTTACTTCTAATTCCTTGCTTACATAAGATGCAGGAATTATTTTATATTTTACACAATGCAAAACATAATAGCTATTTGGAGTAATTCCTTCTTCAATTAATCTTAAAAATATATCTTCCATACTACCATATTATTTCATTACCACTATTTTCTTTAACTATAGCAGATACTTTATTAAATATATCATTACTATCCCATTTAGAGCCGTTATAAACAGCAGAAGCAGGATGTTTAACAGTAAACTTATGGTTATTATCCCCAGTAAGTTCAGACCATCCTTCAGCTTTTTTACCCATGTATACATATACTAATCCTGTGTTATGATTATTTAACCAATCTAATAAATAAGCAGTAAATGGTTTCCAAATGTCATAGTGACTACCAATTTTACCAACTTCTACTGTAAGAGCTGTATTTAGCATTAATATACCTTGATTTGCCCATCTTTTAAGATCAAGATCTTCACTTATTACATGATTATTATATACAGTTCTATCAACTTCTTGTAATATAAATTTTAGACTTGGTTGTAGTTTATTTGTATTACTACAGCTAAAAGATATACCATCTGCCACACCTAATGTAGGATAAGGATCTTGACCAATTATTACTACTTGTAGTTTGTCATATGGACATTCTTCAAATGCTCTAAACACTTGCTTTAATGGTGGAGTAAATCTTTTACCGCTTGTGCTCAGTGTGTAGAGATTATTTAAAATATCAGTAAACTCAGAACTAAATATAAAAGATTTAAAAATCCTACCCCAACCATTGGACTCAAGTTGATTAAACAATTTTTGTTTAATCTCATCAATTTCTGGTTCTATTTTCATTTTTTCTTATTTTTGTTAAAATTATTATTATTATGGCAATTAAAGTAAAAGAGCTAAAAGATGATGCTCTAATCACTATACAAGTAAATAAAAGTTATTACTTAATGGCAAAAGCAGCTTCTTTTTATATTCTTCAACAATTAAATGTTCAAGAAAAAGGTGATGCTTATTTCAAA